AGCGTACGGACATAGGCGCGGGTGCGATCGTCCAGGAACCGGATGCGGTCGTTGAGTTCATCCGCGCCGCGCAACGGATCGGCCAGCGCGCGGGCGAGTTCCTCCGCGCCCTGCTTCGTGTCGACGCCGAGCGTGACGCCAAGATTGCGCGAGACCGCAATAGCGCGACCCATTTCTTCCGCGCCGATCTTGCCGGTGCGCAGGAACGCGACCTGTATGTCACGCGCCGACGACACCGAGACCTTGCCGGCCTCGGCGGAGGACTGCGCGACCTGTTCCAGCTGCGCGGCGGTCGCGCCGGATGCGCGGCCAACGCCTGCGAGCGCGGTGGCGACCGCCCGTGTCGAGGCATCATTGGCGAACCATGCCGCCGTGAGAACGCCAACCGAGACGGCGACGCCCGCAATGACGCCGCCGACAACGCCGATGGCGGAGCCGAGCGTCATGATCGTGCCGCGCAAGCCGCCGAAGGCCTGCGTCACCTGTCCGCCCTGCTGCATCAGGATCGTCATCGGCGACATGCCCGTAGACATCGACGCGATCACGTCGTTCACCGTGTACTGAAGCGTCATGACCTGCTGGGTCGTGAGCTTCGAGTTGGTGCCGACTTGCCTGATCGCCTGAGCGGTCTGATCGAAACGCGATTTCGCCAGCGCATTCGCCGCCGCCTGCTCGGCGGTGGTGATCGCGCCCCGGCTGGCGAGCGCGGCATGCTCGGCGAGTTCTGCATTGAGCCGGTCCTGCGCGGCGGCGAGCGGATCAATGGCAGCGCGCAAGGCTTTCGTGCGGGCCTCGTAGCGTTCGGCTTCCCTCGCGGCCTGTTCGAAAACCTCGGCCGACGCGCGCGCCGAACCCGCCGTCTGGCGATCGACGCCCAGAACCTGATTGAACCGCCCCTGCGCGGCATCGGCCTGCGCCGCCATGCGGGCGGCTTCAGCCAGACGCTTGAACCGGGCGGTTTCCCGATCCGTCGCGGCTCCCGTCTTCTCAAGCGCCCGGTCGACCTGCCCGAAGGCCTGCGTGCCCGCCTGACCCACCTCCTCGAAGGCGCGTTTGACCTCCGCCTTGCCTTCGACGCCGAGGCGGATCGAGACATTGGTGGTCGACATGGACGGGTTTGCTCAATCGCGATTGGGACGGCCGGCGTCGCGGCCATAGGCGGCCACGATGATCGGCTCAATCTCGGGGAGGATGTCGGCCAGCAGCGGCGAGGACGCATCCATGGCCTCAGCCAAAGCGAGCACCGCGCCGAAGTCGATGGCGTAGACGCCGCCCATCACGGCGCGCACCTGTCCCGCGCACCGGCGGATGACCTCCCATGCGAGAAGCCCCTCGGCCGTGACGGGCGCGTGCTCGACATAGGCGCAAGCCCCGCACCGCGATGGGCAAGCGGCGCAGTAGCCATCGCCGCCCTCGAAGTGCCAGCGCGCGAGGGCGATCAGACGTTTTTTTCCTCAAACCTCGTCAGGGCCGGGCCGACATAGAGCCGGTCGATGGCGTCAAAGGCGGGCCAGACCTCGAGCAGCTGATTGATGGCGACCGGGCTCGGATCGATCGGCTTGCCGCCAGCGTCGCCAATGCCCTCCCACGCCACGATGCCGCTCAGCGCGAGCGAACGCGTGAAGGCCGCGCCGGCCGCGACGGTGGTGCTCCGGTCGAGGGCCAAGTCGCTCTCGACCTTCGTGCCGAGAGACTCGGCGGCGGCGGCGCGGGCGACGAGCATGTCGGCGACGGAGATCGGCCGGAACTGGATGCGCACGCCCGGCAGGATGTCGAGCCAGAACGGATCGCGGGATGGTGTCGAGAGCTTGAGCAAGGGAGCCTCCTGTCGGATCGGGTCAGTAGGACGCGACGTCGTTGGTGAGCAGGCAGGTCGCGGCGCGGTTCAGCACCGGATCGATCGCGGCCTGGAATGCAAACGGGGCCTGCACGCCGCCCGGCCCCTGGATCTGGCGGTCGCCACGCGGCAGGAAGACCCGGTGTGCGGTCCAGACCAGCGATGCGGCCGCGCCGGCCGCCCAGCGAAATTGAAGCTCGCACGGCAGGCGGTTGGTTGCCTGATCCAGAAGGACTCGGTCCTCGAAGCGGGTGGTGATGTTGCCAGTGAGCGCAATGATGCCCGGATCGGCATCAGCGATGCGCCCGTCGCTGCGGATCACCTCGACCGCTTCGAGGTTGTTCGAATAGGTGAGCTCCGCCGAGATGACGTTGCCGAGCGCCACGTTGTTTCGCCGGACCTCGCCCTGGAACTGGCCGAAGCGCTCCAGCACGAACTCCGACAGCGTGCCGGACTGCGCCGTGGCGGCGATGGTCTCGCCCTGCGCCATGATGTTGAGCGAGGCGGTGAGCAGCCCGGATCGCTGCGCCTGAACCTGGAAGCTGTTGATGCGCGCGCCGTAGTTCATGCCGAAGAAGGGCACGTCGGGAAGCTGGACCTCGATCGACATCGAGGGCAGAGCCTGCGCGCCCGAGAACCAGGTGTGGCTGTTGGCGCCGCCCGACAGCGTCGCCCCCGACAGTGTGGCGCGCGTCGGCGCGTTGGTCGCCAGCGTCCGCGCATTGCCGCCCGGTCCCAGCGCCTTGGCGGTCAGGGTGACGACCGCGCCAACCGCCGCGGCCGCGACGTTCGCGCTCGGATTGATGATCGCGGCGAGCGCCGTGGCGGTCAGCGCCGCCGTGCCGCCGAGGTTGAACTGCTGGCCCGTCGCGCCGGAGGCGACGGCGGTATAGACCGTGCCATCGACCGTCACCGTGTCGTTGACCAGAAGGTTCGCGGTCAGCGTGATCGTTCCGGTGGCGGCGTTCGCGGCGACGGTCGTCGGCGCGCCCATCAGGCCGCGCAGCCAGACGCCGATGTTGCGGGTATCCACGGGAACGACGAGATCGCCCGTGTTGGTGATCACGTCATAGACCGGCGCCAGCGGCTCGCGGCCGAAGCCGAGAAGCTCGCTCGCGATCAGGCCCTGTTCCTCGCCGATGTTGACCGAGGCGAACGGCATGCGGCGAAAGCCGGTGCCGGGCGGGGTGCCGTAGGTGCTTTCGAACACGGCGGCGAGAGCCGCGTTCACGCCGCGTGCGCGAGGCATGGGTCGTTCTCCATGTGGTGCAGTTGCAGAGGGCCGAGCGGGGTCGAAACGCCGCCGTTCAGTTCCAAAGGTCCGAGCGCCGTCGAAGGACCGTCATTCAGTTCAGCGGATCGGCGGTGGCGTAGGTCGCGACGATCACGACATCGGCGAAGCGGCCTGCCTGACTGCCCGTGGTCTCGATGTCCTCGGAGGTCGGGGCTTCCGCCTCGATCCAGTCGACAAGCCCGCCGAGCCTGCGATTGGCGATGATCGCCGCGCCGATGGCGGCAAGCATGTCGTCGACCACCTGCTCACGCGTGAGCGTGGCGCTTTCGAAGGCGGCGATCTCGACGGGAATGCGATGGGTGTAGAGGTAGGATACCGGCGAGAGCGTGACGTCGGGCTCTCCAGGATCGCCATCGCGGATCACGACCAGTCCTCCCGGCGGAATGCGCTCCGGCTTGGCAAGGTTGCGCTTCACCTCCGCGCCCGGCAAGGCGGAAGCGACCAGCGCCTTCACCGCGCCGAGGACGGTTTCGCGTTTCGATGGCATGGAGGACGAGCCTTCAGGAACGCGGCCAGTGCCGCGCGATCAGGGTTGGCACGCGCGCGGCTTGCCGCTTGGCGATCGCATCGATGTTGAGCCGCTTGCGGAGCGTGACCTGGGGTACGAGCAGGAACACGATCACCGTTGAATGGCCGGTCTTGCGCCTGTTCGCCGCTGTAAGCCCTCGCGTATTGAGGCGAGCGCTATCGGCGACAAGTAGCGAAGGGCCGCGCTTGCGATAGACGAAGCGCAGCCGCATGCCGGTGCGCCGCTCCCAGCCGCCGGGCGTGATGCGTGACGCACGCCCGTTCGGCCCGCGCCCACGCGCTCCTGCGGCGGGTGTCGGTATCGCCAGCCAGAACCCTCGCGCCGAGCGGATGGTGACGCCACGATCGAAGGCGTCGATGAGCTTCGGGGCCTTCGACCAGACGAAGGCTGCGGCTTCGACGCTCTCGCCGACCTCGGGGAATACCTTGCCCCTCCATGTCCGCGAGAGGCGTTCGCCAAGTCCGGAGGCGACGACGTCATCGCGCAAATCCTGCTTAAGGCCGTCGGCCGCATCGCGCATGCCCGACGTAACCGCGCGCTCGATGCCCAGCTGGGTGCCCGCCAGCACCTTGCGCATGTCGGGACGTTCAAGGTTGAAGCGCATGGGATCAGACCTTGACGGCCTCGCAGGTCAGGACGAGCCCCATGGAATCGGATAAGGGCGTCCCGATGACTTTGAATGTGTCCGTCCCGATCACGACGAGATCGCCCTCATCGATTGCCGAAGCTTCGGTCCTGCGCAGGTCGAGCAGAACGGTCGCCATCAAGGCGCGGGACGCCCCGAACTCGACCACGGCGTCCGGGCGGCGGCGGATGACGCGGACGGTGACCCCCGGGCCGACGCCGCTCGCCTGCCAGAGCGCGGTCTCGCCAAGGTTCGGTTCCGCGAACAGGACTTCGAGCGCAGCACGAAAGGCCTCCACGGATTTCCCTTTCTTTAGGAAGTTTCATGTCATATAGTTTCTCTAGAAAGGAGACGCCCATGACAACTCTTCTGTCCGCCGCCGCCCGCGCGGAAGCCGGCCCTGTTGTCACCAAGGCTGCTCTTCGTGCCGCGGAACAGTTGGGCGTGACCGCACGGATCCTTGCCACCGTCATCGGTGTCAGCGAGGCGACGGTCTCGCGCATGAAGCGCGGCGAATTCGGTCTTGAGCCTGGGACGAAGCCGTTCGAGCTGGCGATCCTCTTCGTGCGTCTGTTCCGCTCCCTCGACGCAATTGCGGGAGGCGACGCCAGGGTCGCGGCAAGCTGGCTCGTCAATCCCAACACCGCTCTCGACGCCCAGCCGATCGAGAAGGTGCAAACCGTGAGCGGACTCGTCGATGTCATCGCCTATCTGGACGCGCGTCGCGCTCTCGTCTGAGTTCCGTCGCTTCGACGGCGCGTGCTGGCGGCTCGTCGAGGCCCAGCACCGTGTCTCGACATTGAAGCTGACCGATACGCTCGCCGAACAGTCCTTGCTCGAAGACCTGATCGAGGAGACGAAACCCGCGATCCCGCCGGAGTGCCGCCATCTCGATTTCCTGCTGGCGACGCCGTTCCGGTATGGCGCGAGCTATCCGGCAGGATCCCGCTTTCGGCGCGCAGGGCGCACACTCGGCGTCTACTACGCGGCGGAACACCCGGCGACCGCAGTGGCCGAGATGGCGTTCTACCGGCTGCTGTTCTTCGCTGAG